GAAATTTAAGGCTCTTGAATCTATGGAGCAGAAAGCGTGATCGTATGGCAAATAGAATCCAGTTCAATGACTTTCAGAAAAAGAGTGTGTACGCCAAATGCAACGGAAAATGTGCGATATGCGGTAAGCCTGTCAAATTTAAGAAAATGACAATCGACCACATTATGCCGTTGTCCCGGGGCGGCACCAATGATATTAAGAATCTGCAACTGGCGTGTAAGCGCTGCAACAGCATGAAGAGCAACATGACAATGGATGATATGATGGGGCAGATTTCCGAGATTTTGAAGTATAACCGCAAACAGAAGTTGATTAGAGTGTTAGGAGGAATTGTGGAATGAATTATAAAGAGGAACTTATTGAGATGGTTGAAAAAATGCACAATATAACTTTTATTGCAATGATTCATGCATTTGCACACACTCTTTTTGAGAAAGAAAAGAATTTTAAATGATACCGAAGTATACTGAATGATACTTTCACCGTATGTTATACTATAAAATCATAATAAGCAATTTTTAAAGCGTTTACCTTTCGGGGTAGGCGCTTTTTTGTTGCCAAAAAATAAATCATAAAGGAGATATGAATTTATGCTGGTAGAAATCGTTGGGAAAAGATATGAAGAGAAACTTATTACAACAAGTCTGAAAGTTGCTGAGGTTTTTGAGAAAGAACATAAGAATGTTCTGAAATCAATAGAAAATCTCGTGGCTGATAATTCAGCCGCCAAATTTTTTCAGCTTACAACATATAAGAATCGTGGAAAAGAATATCCAATGTACGAAATGGATAGAGATGGCTTTTCTTTGCTTGTAATGGGATTTACTGGCGAAAAAGCCTTACAATGGAAAATTAAGTATATTGAAGCATTCAACCAGATGGAAAGCGAGTTAAAACGCTTATATACAGAACGCCAGCAATGGCAAATTGAACGTGACAAGGGTGTTGTTATTCGGCATATCCTAACAGATACAATTAAGATGAAAATAACGGAAAGTCCAAATAAAAGATTTGCTTATCCAAATTACACAAATCTAATTTATCGCAATTTATTCGGAAAAACAGCCAAAGAACTTGAAAGTGATTATGGCGTAAAAGCAAAAGAGAATCTTAGGGATTTCTTTACAGGTGATGACCTGGCGAAAGTTCAGAGCATGGAAATGCTTGTAAGCAGTCTTATCAATTGTGGATGGGGATATCAGCAAATTAAAGAATTTATTCAAAACGAAGCAACAAAAATGATTGCTTGAGAGCACTCCAATTTGAAATCAGAGTGCTAAAGTAGGTGAATATATGGCAGAAGTTTTTTTAAAAGTGGATGGGGTAGCATTGCCCTGTCCTTCTTCTTTTACATGGGGATTACAGGATATATCGGCATCAGAATCCGGCAGAACAGACGATACGACCATGCATAAAAATAGAGTTGGACAGAAACGAAAGCTGTCTGTAGGTTGGAATGGCCCAGATTGGGACACTGCTTGCAAAATTATACAGGCAGTAAATCCAGAGTACATACAGGTCACATATCCAGACTTGCTATCTGCGAACAAGCACGAAACCAGAACATTTTATGTTGGTGACAGGGAGTCCCCCTTTAAGTGCTGGTGGATTGGAAATGAGCGCATGGAAGGACTTAGTTTTGACTTTATCGAGAGGTAAGATATGCGAAATTTATCAACGGAATTTAAAGAACAACAGAATAGTGGAAACCGTAACTATCTGAAATATGCAGATTTTACCTTTACGGACGGAAGCACATTATCCATTACCGACAAAGACTTATGGTCTAATGGCTTCAAATTTGAGGATGCAGTATCGCAAAGTGGTTCTTTTGATATCGGCGCAGCTATCGTAAATAAGCTGACATTGCAGATCAACAACTTTTCTGGAAAGTACACAGATTACATCTGGGACGGAGCAAGAGTTGTCTGTTATATTGGACTTGAATTATCTACTGGTATTGAAAAAATCCGTATCTGTACTATGACGGTAACAGATGCGCCATATCAAAGCACTGCAATTATCAGCCTAACTTGCGAAGATTCAATGCGACTATTTGATTGTGATTATTCAGAAAGTAAGCTGTCCTATCCGGCAACAAGATTACAGATCATCCAGGATGCTTGCGAGGTGTGCGGAGTAACACTGCAATCAACAAGATTTGATAACGATGATTTTGTAATCCAGAATCGACCAGACGATAGCAGTATTACTTTCCGACAGGTAATTGCATGGGTAGCACAGATGGGCTGCCAGTGGGCGAAATGTGACGAATATGGTCGCTTATGCTTTGGATGGTACGAACGTGAAGTCCCGGATAATTTTTATGATTTGGTGGAAACTCCATGGAAAGATGTAGAAGGTAACGACATATTAGATACCACTGGTGAACAAATCATTACTATCATGCAGACTGGGATTACAGCAATTCAAACAAACGGATTTACTCCGTGGCTGTATGATCTTGAAATAACAGGTATAAAAGTTACAGAATACGTTGAAAATTCTTCTAAAAATGAAGCGAAAACATATCAGTCGGGGAAATCTGGCTACGTTATCGAAATAAGTGATAATAAGCTAATTCAAGAGGGAACAGGAGAAGCAATCTGCAAGATTATTTCAGACAGATGTGTTGGAATGAAATTCAGACCGTTTTCTACCGGTGCTTTAACAAATATTGCATGGGAAGCTGGTGACACCATTGCGATTTCCGATAGAAACGGAAAACAGTATAAGAGCTACCTAACTTCTGTTACTTTGAATCCAGGCGCATTTGAGCAACTTGAATGCAGTGCTAAGAGTGCATCCAGGAATAAGCAGAAACAGTATACACTTAACCAACAGGTGCAAGCTGAAAACAAAAAGAACTTAAAAGATGAACGTACCGCCAGAGAAAAGGCACTGGAAGAATTATCACAACGCCTTGCGGAATCTTCTGGAACATACACGACAGTAGAAACACAGCCGGACGGAAGCAAAATCTATTATCTTCATAATAAGCCACAGTTGTCCGATTCTGATATTATATGGAAAATGACTGCGGAAGCATGGGCTGTTTCTACAGATGGTGGGCAACATTGGAATGGTGGCATGACAGTTGATGGTGATGTGATTGCCAGAATCCTTACGGCTACAGGTGTTAATGCAGATTGGATTAATACGGGAACCATTAAGGCTATTGATAAAGATGGAAACATAACTTTCCTGGTTGATGTAACAACAGGAAGGGTTGTTATTAATGCGGATTCCGTACAAGTCAAGGGAAAAGATGTTAATGCGATTGCAAAGGAAAAAGCAGAAACAGAAGTAAATAATTTTATAAGCAATACATACACAACTGATATCAATAATTTGCAGTCTCAAATCGACGGACAGATTGAGACTTTTTTTTATGACTATGAACCGACCTTGCAGAATATCCCGGCTTCCGAGTGGACTACCAACGAAGAACGAAAGAAACATGAGGGCGACCTATTTTACTGGAAATCCAGGGGATATGCGTACCGTTTTATGCAAGATGGGGCAACTTGGAAATGGCAATTGGTACAAGATACCGATATCACGTTAGCACTTGCCGCCGCAGAAAAAGCGCAAGATACGGCAGATCATAAGCGCAGAGTATTCGTAGTTCAGCCAGAGCCACCTTATGACATTGGAGACTTATGGACACAAGGCTCTAATGGTGATTTGATGAGATGTAAAGTTGCCAGAGCAAGCGGTTCTTATTCTGCTTCAGATTGGGAAAAGGCTTCAAAATACACAGATGATAGTTCTTTAGATTTATTTATCAATGGCGTTTTTAAAGATTCTCTTAATTCTTTAAAAACACAGATTGATGGAAAAATTGAAACTTGGTATCAGCCAAACGACCCTTCTCTTAAATGGACAAAAACAGAGGAACAACCATGGTGCGATATTGACGGAAACAAGATTCTGGATGAATCCGGGAATGAAATTATCTTGGTATGGGAATCAGAGAAAGCAGAGCATGAAGGTGACCTTTGGCACAATACTTCTGATAACACTCAATGGATTTACAAATCCGGTATTTGGCAACCACAATCCATACCAAATGAGCTGTTAGACAAGATAGATGGGAAGTCATCTGTCTATATGGTTCAGCCAAAACCGCCATATTACGAAGGTGACTTGTGGGTGACAACCAATAGTGAAGGAAAGGCTTCCCTCAAAACATCCACTGTAAATCGTGTTGGCGGAGCGTTTGACGCATCCGATTGGATTGATTTCAAGTATGCAGACAAAGATGATATCAAAAATGCAATTGACAATTACGATACCAGTCTCGGGCAAGACGAAGTGTTCAATAAGCTCACAAAAGGCGGAAAAGAACAGGGAATTTATATTCAAGACGGAAAAGTATATATAAACGCAAAATATATTCTGGCCGGAACACTTGCTGGTGAAAGAATCAACGGTCGCGGTCTAAAAGTTATTGATGATGACAAGAACGTAACCTTAGAAATAGATAGCAAAGGAAATGTCATCTTAGCTCCAAAGACTTTTTTCCTACAAGGAAAAACAGTAAAGGAAATTGCGGATTCTTCTGCCAGTACAGCAGTTTCTGGACAGACACAATCCGATATTTTCAGCAAGCTTACGAAAAACGGAACTGCACAAGGTATTTACATGGACGAAAAGGGAAATATCTATGTAAATGGGAAATTTATTAAAGCGTTGAGCATAGCCGCTAATGCTCTAGCAGCTGGTTCTATTACCACAGAAAAATTAGATACTAAAGCGGTCACGGCTGAAAAAATGTCCTTGAAGGAGCTTGCGGCAATTGGAGCTACTATAGGCGGATTTACGATTCAAAACAACCGAATTTATAATAAAAAAAATGGAACCCTACAGATTTCCGTAGGAAATGAATATAACGCTCCCTCAGTACTTGCTATGGATGCACAAGGACAATTTATTAAATACAGCGCAAGTGGTATTGCATCCTCTTACGCTAACTCATTAAATTTAACACCACATAATACAACAACAGAAAGTGGCTTTACAGACGGTTCAAAACATTATCTGGGAAGAACACAATTCAATTCAGATGTTAGTATTTTTGGCGATTTTAAGGTTTCTGGAACAAAATCCATAATAGCTGACACTGAAAACTATGGAGAACAGCTATTTTACTGCTACGAGACTCCAACTCCAACTCTGGGAGATTTTGGCGGTGGCGTAATCGGAGATGACGGAATCGCAATCATTATGATTGATGATATATTTCAGGAATCGACCGACACAGGAATCGAGTATTATGTGTTCTTACAGAATGAAGGGGAGGGGCAGTCTTGGGTATCTGATAAATCAGATACCTATTTTATTGTAAAAGGAACACCAGGACTGAGGTTTGCGTGGGAGCTGAAAGCTAAGCAGAAAAACAAAGAATTTATACGCTTTAATGACGGAAAAGAAGACAGGGAAGTTAATTTCCGATTGAACGACATTGAGAATGAAATGTTCTCGGAAAGAGAAAAACTAATTCAAGAAATGGAAGGAGAATTATTATGAGCCAGATTAAAAAACTTACATCATTTATGAAACTGTCAACAGGAGAGGGTGATAGAATCGCTTTTACCTACTCAACGATTGATACCGAAAGCGGAAAGGTTTTGAGCCAGAATGAGAAAGGAAATTTTCTTATTTTTGATGAGGAACTGTCGGCAAATATTAAGGCAATTGAAAACTATATCAACAAAAATCAACTGAATTAAAGGAGGGAAACCACATGCCAAAATGGACTGAATACACATCAAAAAATACGTTAGCGGATAATGACGAAGTAATGTTGTATGACGCAACAGGGAAAGCGAACAAACGCGGACTGATGAGCAAGTTTTGGAATTATGTAGTGGATAAAATGTCAACGGCTGTTATCTCGAAATTGGAGACAAATAATAAGACAATCATCGGGGCGATAAATGCACTAAATAGTGACCGCTTGAAAGTTATAAAAGCCACAAATAAAAGTGACAATAATCCAGAAACTATTGATATTACCAATTATTCAACTTACGTATTTTTCTTACAACATGATGGAGGAACTAATTATCTGCTTGCTGTTTCTATGGCTCAATCTGCTCAGAAAGTCGCGAAGATAATTTCTTCTGGTGATGCATTCGACATAACCATAAACAATAAGAATCAAGTAACTTTTACGTCTTCTGAAAAGTATTGGACTTGTGTTGTTGTGAAATTGTCGTAATAAAATAGTAAGAGTTTGTCTTTGAGATTCACTACATCAAAATACGTGGGTATATTAAGTGTAATTTCATTTTAGTGCATGAAATTTTTGATCCTTTATTTTAGTGCATACACAGTTATCGAAAATGACAGCTCTACTTCACTGTCATTTCAATTATTTTACTATCATACATAAAAAATGGAGTAGTATACCAAGGAAAACCGCTAAAAGTTAACATTCCATCTGAAAAATTGATTTTTACTGTAGAATCCGTTGAATTTGTAGAGACAATTCCACTTTTTGACAGTTCTGTAACGATTGCTCCCCCTTTTGATGATATTACAGCAATTGTAGCTCTAATGGGTTCAGTAACTTTCCAATTGATTTTTATTGTTATCGTGCCATCACCTGTGTAATATTTATCTATTTTTACAGTCATATCACTATAGAGTTTATTGGAGAAACAAGAAAAAAATAACAAAACACTACCAAACATAAAATGAATATGCTATAATCAGCGTATCAAAATCGGAACAATAAAAAGGGAGCTGAGTTCCCGTCTACCAAACAAAAAACTCAGCTCCAAGCACCACAAAGGGTACAAAGATATTATAGCATAGTACCTTTCCTTTTTGGCAACAACAGCCATGATTCCGTGAAATTTAATCATGGTAGGTATATTGTATAAAGAGTTTGTGCTAAAGAGCACTCCAAATGGGGTGCTTTTTATTATGCACTTTTTAACCTCAACAATGAAAGGAGACCATACATGAATATCAATACCTCATTAATCAGCAACAACAACAGCTACGCCGGACAGACACCTCTGTATATTGTCATCCACAATACGGATAATACCGCCAAGACAGCAGATGCCAAAGCACACGCCACCGCACAGCATAATGGCAATTTTCATGGCTATTCAGCCCATGTATTCGTTGACGATAAGTCAGCATACCAAGCATTGCCGTACAATCGTGGAGCATGGCATGTTGGGGTAAATTACGGTGGTAAGCTTTTTGGAACTGTGAACAATCACAACTCTATTGGAATTGAAATGTGCATGAATGCCGGATATAACTACGAAAAGGCATTCCAAAATACCGTTGATGTATGTAAGCAGCTTATGAAGAAATATGGCATTCCGGCAAGCCGAGTAGTGCAGCATTACGATGTGTGCGCTAAGAATTGCCCTTCTGTAATCCGTGGAAAAGGTGACTGGGATAGATTTAAGAAGCTCATTTCTGGTGAAAGCGTGACAGTGCCAACCGCAAAGCCGACTGTAAAAGTCGATAAGTATTACCGTGTCCGTAAGACCTGGAAGGATTCTAAGAGCCAGATCGGGGCGTACAAGTCACTGAAAAATGCGAAAAAGGCTTGTAAGGCTGGATATACTGTGTTTGATTGGAACGGAAAAGTAGTGTATTCCATGACAGCAAAGAAAAGTGTAGCCCAAGTTGCAAAAGAGGTAATCAATGGCGAATGGGGAAATGGACAGAGCAGAAAAGACCGCCTGGAATCCGCTGGCTACAATTACGCAGAAGTACAGAAAAAAGTCAATGAATTACTGAAATAATAATACTCCCGGGGGTTTTCCCGGGAGCTATTTAAATGTCGTATATTCCTCAAATTCGTTTCTTATTTTTGCAAAGTCTTTTCTTCTAATCGGCACTATATTCCCGGAGAACATGAGAAACGAATCGTTTATTTCTTTTACCTCGTCCATGTTTATTATGTAGCTCTGGTGGCACCTCAAGAATCTGGAATCCAGTAATTCTTCAATATCAGACAGTTTACATCGTTCCGTATAAACTATACCGCAAGTGCAGTGAATAATGATGTATTTGTTTCGACTCTCAATATATTCGATATTTTGAAATTCCACCCGATGAATAAAGTCTTTTCCTTTTATCATAAGAGTGCTTTTGCTGATATGTTCCAGAGCATGATTGAAAGCAGTATACATTCTGCCATTTTCAGATCCTTTTATAATATAGTGAATTGGGAGTAAATCAAGAGCTTCAAAAACATACTCTTTGTGGGCTGTCCAGAAAATAATATTTCCATCATAGCCATTTAATCTCAATTCCTTTGCAACTTCAATTCCATTTTCTTCTCTCAAAATGATATCCAAAACTACAATATCATACCATTCGCCATCTGCCACATCATCAATAAGTGGCTGTCCTTTATCATACGGAGTAATCAATGCTTTTATATCACCATTTCGTTTGAGAAAATTATTAATCCGATGCATAAATATATCAATCTGGATTTCGTTATCATCACATATTGCAATTCGCATTCAAATCATCCCTTTTCATGTAAAATTCGCCACCAGAGGTGCTAATTTCGCCATTTCCTGTGTAATTGTATATTTTTTGATACAATATTATCGTACCACATAAGAAAGATAGTGTAAAGAGGCTGTATGATGGAAAGATGTAAGAAGATAACAATTATCTTAATATTGATGTTTGTGCATGTGTTTATTGGGATTCATATGTATTTCAACCCAGAGCGTAGTATTATCTTTGGGAGGGTTAAAACTATCGCAAACATGGTGACGGAAATCAAAAGCAATCCAAATGAGCACAAAAAATCCCTCGATTCCAGAAGCCCAGCCTCTTTATTTCTATCTACATATATAACGAATGAAAAGTACCAAAATCACAATATCTATACTGAAAAAATCATAATTTGCAATAATATCGAGGAAAAGCAACTTGCCAGAAAGGACTTGAGTGGAGATGATTCCGTTCCATTATATGGTTATGAAAACATGATATAATTTAATAAGCAGGAACAAATGTTTGGAATATTGGGAGGGGTTTACGTGGATTACAAGAAAGAAATTATTGAGATGCTTGAAAATATACATAGCGAAAAGTTTATGAAGTTTTTGTATAACATGATTATTTCATTTAAAAAACAATGGGGCTATTAAAAAAAGCAGGGAGATTAATCCCTGCTCTTTTTGTAAAGAAATTCAATCATGTCGAAAACACTCTTTTTATCAGTGTCACTCAGTTCAAGCAACAGCTTAACATGTTCTACAGATATTGTGTCAGTCATAAGTTTTGGGATAAAATCTGTTTCGGTTTCTAAATTATCTTCCCACCCCATCAAATATGCTGGAGTAGTGCAGAGCGCATCCGCCAATGGCTTTGCATATTCTGCTGGTACCTTGTCAATATCTCCTTTTTCATATCTAAATATAGTAGATCTTGATACGCCCAACTTTTCAGCAAGTTCATCAGCGCTCATACCAAGCTGTTTTCTTCTCTTTTTTATTTGTTCGCCAGTTTTCGACATTTTGTACACCTCCTTTCTGAAATATATAATATCATTAATGTTGCGAAAATGCAACAAAAATAATTGCAAAAATGCGAATTTTTATATTGACAAATGCGACTGCAAGAGGTAATATATAATCACAAAGTCGCATTAATGCTACTAGAAAGGAGGTAACGCTTGTGGTTGTAAATATAGCAAGACTTAAAGGTAAAATTGTTGAACATGGAAATACACAAGAAGCTGTTGCAAGCGCAATTGGTATGGATAGAAGCACTTTTTACCGTAAGCTGAAAGATGGCGGCGAAAAGTTTACAATTGGTGAAATTCACGGAATTGTAAGCGCAGTTCCTTTAAGTAGGGAAGAAGCAATAGATATTTTTTTTACACAGTAGTCGCAATAATGCGACAGGAGGTATTAATGTTAATTCATTTAAAAAAAGCTCTTGATGATAAAGGAATTACAATCAGAGCGTTTGCAAAGGTTCTTGGTGTTGATGAAAGGACTATTCAGAACAAGATAAAGGGGAAAACACCTTTTACATATCCAGAAGCAGTCCTTTCTAAAAAAGAGCTTTTTCCAGAATATGATCTGGAATATCTGTTTAAAGAAGAATAGCAAAAAACTGACAGGAGTGCTGTCCTATCAGTTCTTGCCTAAATTTGTTTACCTTATGTGTTTTGCAGACTGAACGCACTTGTTCAGTCACATAAGCAGCACCAAATGTTTCTTGAAACACTTCGCCACTTACGCAGTTTTAGTTCTGCGATTGAGTAAAAAAAGATTAGCTGCCCATTAGTTGGCGAATGTAGGAATTTTGTTCAATACGGTGAACGAAATTGCTTAACGTACTTTGGTAACGCAGGTTACTCTGCTTGCGACCTACAATAAGGAACAGGGCAAATTCAAAAGTTGGGTCAAAACAAACAACTCCTTTCATTGCCCATTATTTGGGTATGAAAGAATTTTAACACATAGGAAAAATATTTTCAACACAAAATGAAATTGAAAATCAGATTAAGAAAGGAGTGATAAACACGAACCAGTTAGTACATATTGGAAATTCGGATATCTCAATAAAAGAGTATAACGGTAAGCGAGTTGTTACATTGAAAGATATTGACATGGTACACGGCAGACCAGACGGAACGGCAAGGAAGAGATTCAACGACAATCGAAATCACTTTATTGAAGGAGAAGATTTCTTCGTTATAACTCAGCCGTCCGAAATTCGGACGCTTGGTTTGGAAAGACCACAAGGCGGCGTCCCAGAAAAAGTTGTCCTTGCCACAGAACAAGGATATCTAATGTTAGTAAAGTCTTTCACAGACGATTTAGCATGGGATGTTCAGAGACAGCTTGTAAATGGGTACTTTAAAACCAAAGAAACTGTAAAAAGGGCATTGTCACCAGAACTTCAAATGTTACAGGGACTACTTTCACAGATGGTTGAAAAAGAACTTGCCGACAAAGAAAGAGACAGGCAGATTTTAATTGCCAAAGAAACCGCAGATAAAGCTGTTGCAACTACAGAGAACATCAAAGAAGCGGTTAAGCCTGTATTTGATAACTGGCGTTCAGAAATTAATTCTAAATTCAATCGCATACAAAAAGGTGCTGGAGCAGAGTTTAAAATGCTTAGAACAGAAATGTACACAGAATTGGAACGCCGGGCTGGATGTGATCTGAATACAAGATTAAGAAATAAGCGAAAACGCATGGCTGAAAATGGTTGCGCCAAAACAGAGATTAACTCGCTCAATAAAATGGATGTTATTGATGATGATAAAAAGTTACGAGAGATTTTCTCAAAAATCGTGACTGAATACGAAATTAAATATTGCGCGTAAAAAGAAGGAGGTGAAATAGAAAATGTCAGAGAAAGAAAAGCGAATCGTAGAAAAGCTGAAAGAAGCAATCCCGAAAATGTCAGAGTTTGATAAAGGCTACATTCTCGGGAAAGTGGAAAGTTTTTCTGATAACAGTCTGGAGCAAAAAACAGATAAAAAAGAAACTGTTGATTCAGATTAAAAGAGAGGTTGGAAAATGAGTAGTACATATAACGTTCTTTGCGCTATTTTGGAAGAGCTCCAAGCTATTCACAATATCATGGAGCAGCCAAAAAAACGAGTTTCTAAAAAAGATAAGAAAAGCATCGAAAAACGCATTATTGATAGACCTCTTCTTGAACCTCAAAATTCTATGATGATGGAAAGAAAGGAGACTAATGAAAACATCAAAAATCGAAATCCGGCAAGTAAATGGCAATGAAGGAATCTTCACAGAAATCCTTGTGGATGGTCACAAACTCGAAGGTGTAAGGAGTTTTGAGTTGAAACAGGGAGTTGGAGATTCTGTTCCTATTCTTTCAATTGATCTGAATGCTTTAAATCTATCTACAGATTTGCAAATGTTGCAGGTGAACCAGAAAGGTATCGGGGAAATTGAGGGAATCAAGTTTAAAGACTCACCAAGGATGCTGGAATTCAACATACAAAAAGTAACGCACACGGCAAAAGTTGATAAGAAAATAATAGCCGAATGCGTTACAAGTGGAATTACTTCTGCTGTTCAAAACTCAATTGATGATTAGAAATTATGGAGAGGGAAACACAATGAATGTTGAAAAATATTTATCCGAAAAGCTGTCAAGCCATGAGGGACAGAAATATTTAGAATTTAGAAGAAGAAACGGACAGGAAGCAGACGAACTCTACAAAAAAGTAAAAGATGAAATTGCCGAATGCCATCTGTCCGTTACGGAAGCAAAAGGGTTCTTAGAATTTATGAAGTTGGTTATTGAAGAGCTTTCATATATTCCGGTCAAAGAATGACTTCTGTGGTAATGCTTTTAATATCAAAACCGTCAGAATCAAATACATCTTGAATTTCATTTGCGGTATGAAGCATTGAAAGAATTTCTTTTGAATACGGATGTTCTTTGCCACAGTTTGGACACGAAATTTTATCCGCACTTATTGCTTCATTCAAGTAGTAGCTACAACGACAGTTACAGGAAACTTTTAATTTGAGAAACATTTTAACACACCTCCTTTCTGAACACATTATACCATTCAGATGGAGAGAATAAAAGAAAATATGGAGGAAAAACAGCATGATTAAAATTAATAACGAAACCATCAAAATCGAGGGAGTCATGGCAGATTTATTATCTGAGTATGCCGTAATTACTGATACCCTCAAGAAAGAAATGGTTGAAAACGGGAAATTTAACGAGAAGGAAGCAATTAAAATTCTTAAGGATTCCGCTGAAGTAGGATTTTTGAGTGATGAGGAACGCAGAGAGAAAGTTATAGAGAAAAATAAGGAATTATCTTTAATTCTTGCAGCTGGAATGTTGAAGGCGGCTTTTGAAATGAGTGGGAAGGAGTATTAACTATGGGAGAAACTAAAAGCACAGATTATATTCCCGAGAACGCCAATGAAGAATATGCACTTCTGGTTGGAAGGTTAAAGGCATTTGAAGCTTGGGCGAATAGCGTGAACGATTATGATTTCACAAAGGATATGGCATTTAGAATGCTTGGGCTTGATGTAGAAGAACAAACAAAAACAGATTAAGTTGCCCTGGAAGGTGCTGACACACCAACCAGGACGGTATCTAACTAAGAATGAGTTAGTTAAATACAGGATTATTATAACACAACCTCCTGTATTTGACAAACAAAAATATAACAGGAGGACTTTTTATGCAAAAAAATGGCGGAAATCAGCCACTTTCCAGTGAAATCATTGCTGATCTGGAAGAAAAGCTGATGGCAAGAAATGTAATTATCGCTATTCTGGCAACTGCACTTGCAGTAACCACATCCAGAAGAAAGTGAGGACAAAATGAAAGAGGTGGTAAAGACAATAGGAGAAATATTTGTAGGGATAGGGATGTTTACAGTAATCTTCTCAATCACATGGATGCTTACATCATTTGATGTTATCGGGGTGTTCTTCGTATCAACAGTCTTATTCTCAATGGTGTTTCTTCCTATTATATTAGAAATGGAGGAAAAGTAAATGCAAAGATTAAATAAAGTAAGATTATCCGGCAGAGCCGGGGAAATAGTATTTAGCCACGAACATTACGGAAGATACTATTACAAATTCATGCTAACAGTCATTCGCAGAAGCGGTGCGGCGGATATATTTCCAATAGTTATAGAAGATTCCATTGTACGTGACAATGATTATAACGGAAAAGAGATTGTGGTAACAGGAGCAATTAGAAGCATGGACACTTCTAAAAATCCAAATAAGCACCACAATGTTAATTATATCGCAGCTGATGAAGTAGAAGTCCTGGAAGAACAGGTTCCGGAGGGAGATATAAACGAAGTAGAGTTTATTGCCAGAAGTTGCACGAAAGAGCCATATGCAAAGCTTACACCAGTAACGCACAGGAAAGTTTTAAATCTTTTCGTGGCAATTCCAAGAGATTTTTCAGAAAGAGCCGATTTTATTCGCTGTACTTTATGGGGAAAAGGTGCTGATCTGGCGGTAGAAGTTAAAAGGAATGATTACATTAAAGTAACTGGCAGGTTAATGAGCCGTGATGTTTATGTTAATGGGGAAGAAACGGAAAGTGTATATGAGATTTCCGTAAAAGAAATGGAGAAATTGGAGGATGAAGAATAATAAGAATGAAGTTCAGATATTTGGCGTAATAATGGATATTC